GCCGGATTCAGCGTGCGGACTTCGGTGCTTACCACACCACCGGAAGCTTTGCGAATCTGATGCTCGACGCAGCTAACAAGACACTGCGAGCGGGCTATGAAGAGCAGGAAATCACCGGGACAATTTGGGCCCGACAGGGAACCAGCGCGTCCGATTTGAAGGACATGCACCGAATCATGTATTCGGAGTTTCCTAACCTTGAAATGGTTCCTGAAACTCACGACTACCCAGACAAGCAAATGTCTGACCAGAAGGAAAAGTATCGCGTTGAGAAGTTTGGCGCGATGTTCACCGTGTCTTGGGAAACCATCGTAAACGATGACCTTGACGCGATTTCCAAGACACCAGTCTATCAAGGCAAGGCAGCAAAGAGAACGCTAAACGCGCAGATCTACAACGTGCTAAACGCCAACGCTCTTATGAGCGACGGGAAGGCATTGTTTGCGACCGACCACGCGAGCGGAAGCAACCTTGAAACATCTGGTGGTGCTCCTACTGTCGCAAGACTTTCGGCAGGCTTCCTTGCGATGGCAAGCCAAAAGGGTGTTAACTCAACAGTAGCTCTTAACATCACTCCGCGATACATCATCGCGCCTTGGGCTCTTAGCGCTGGGATTCTCGAAATCCTTGGTTCGATTGCTCGACCTGAAGTAGGCGGAAGTGCGGCTGGTAACAGCAACACCCATAACCTCTACGGGCCAAACGGATCTCGACCGCTTCAGCCGATTTTTGACTTCTGCCTTGATAGTTCAAGCGCAGTGTCTTGGTACTTGGCAAGCGACTCCGTAGACACCGTGGAATACACGTTCTTGGAAGGTGAAGAAACTCCGGTTATCGAAACCGAGTGGAACTTCAAGAACGACACATTGATGCACAAGATTCGGCAGACGATGGCAGCCAAAGCAATCGACTGGCGCGGATTGTACGAAAACGATGGGGCCTAATCCGCTCAACCGCCACTCCCCGCCCGCGTCATGCTCCTAACACTCGCGGGCGGGGAACCTTTCACCAATCATTCACAACACAACGGAACAAATCAATTATGGCAGGCGCTCAAGATTACCAACATTACTTTGAGGACTTTATTGGTCCATCAGTTGCATTTCCAACGTCAGCAGATCCGGCGACAGCCTGGATGGTTGCCGATACTTCTTCGTCTGGTGCGCCGACTTATGTGCGCGCAACGTCCAACGCAGTTCTAACGCTTGCTTCAACAAGCGAAGTCGAAAACGTTTGCCTATATCACGGCGATTCGCTTGCTTTCGACATCGATAACATTCAGTCGATTGAGATGCGAATAAAGCTAGGTGGAGCATTCACAAGCGGAAGCGAACTTGTGTTTGGTGTTGGCTCAGCACGAAACGACACAACCGACGGCGTGACCGCCAACGCATGGTTCAAGATGGTTGGGGCTAACTCGACAACTCTTGTTTACTGTGAGTCTGACGACGGAACCACAGACAAAGACGACATCGCTACTGGCGTTGCGTTGTCGACTACGTTTAAGAAGTTCTACATCGACTTCACTGGCGGCAAGTCCAACGTCAAGTTCCGCATCGATGGCGTTCCTGTTGCGACAGGAACAACATTCGACATGAGCGGTTACAGCGTCGGTCTACAGCCAATTATCCAGCTGCAAAAGGCTGCGAACACCAACGTTGATGCAGTAACGATTGACTATGTTGACATCAAGTGCAAGCGATAATCCATGACTTTGCGTGACATGATTGAAGCAGACGCAACGGCAGTGTTCCTAAACACTGGCGAGTTTGCCGAGTCTGTCACCTACAAGCCACGGATTAAGCCAACTGGAGATACGCGGGACGAAACACGCTCAATCAGTGCTGTTGTGTTCCGCGAGCAGATGACAACCATCGACGAAGACGGAGGCGAAACAATCGCGCCGATGTTCCTGGTTCACGTTGCCAACGATTCCACAGACGGAATCAGCAGCGACGAACTAGACCTCGGCGGCGACAAAATTACCTTCCCTGTTCGCGATGGTCTGACGGCAAGCGATAGAACGGTTACTCGACTTGTGACAATTGACAACGGAATGCTGGTTCTTGAATGCCGCTAACACTTCCAATCGATGAAGAGATTTTCCAAGAGATCGCTACACGATTGTCAGGTGTAACCGGCGCTACGGTCGTTCAGTATCGGCGCGAGCCTGGACACTGGACGCCGGAACACTTGCAAATTTGCGTTGTCAAGAAAACACCAGAGCGAGCACCCGAACTTGACTATCCAGGCAATCCACCTGCACTAGCTTTCAGAATGCGCGTCAACCTTCGATTGCACACTCAGCAGTCGGAAGTAGACACGGAAAACAATAGCGAAATCATTAGTTCGTTTATTGCAGATGTTCACCAAACGATTTGCGAACCTGCTAACTGGTGGCAGTGGGATGCAAAGGCAGTCAATACCGAATTTGAGAGCGTTGAATTAATCAATCCGACTGGAGGATTCGACGCGGCGTTATACCCGCTGACAATCACCTACAGGCACTCAGAAGGCGACCCGTTCACGGTCAGATAAATGATTGTTACGACATTCGACAAGCAAGCGATGGCAGGTGTCACGAAGGTCTTAGAAGATCTCGGCGCTAACGTTGCTATCCAAATGTCGGCAGCAATCAGCAAGACGGCGGCAAAGGTTAGGACGCAGGCGGCGCGAGCACTCAAGAAAGAGCTAGCGGTTCCTGTCAAGATTTTGAAGAAGTCGGTTATCAAGGGCAAGACAGACAAAAAGGCGATGACGGCAATCATCTACCTGAATCCTGGCTACCCAATACCGCTGAAACACTTCGGCGCTAGAGCATACAAAAAAGGAAAAGGCGGAGTTACCTATCGAGTCAGTCCCGGCAGTGGTTCGCGGTCAATCATTCGAGATGCTTTCATTCCTCAGCAGTATGGCGGCAACGTTTACCGTCGCGCAGGAAAGACACGCGGTCCACTGATTAAGCAGGTCGGACCAGCTCCCGGCGATATGTTCGAAAAGGCTGGCGTCATTGCGGTCGCACTCGAAACAGCAAACACCGAACTACCAAAACAAATTCAGGAGCGGGTTCGCTTCCTAACAGTTAAAGCACAAGGAAAGCTAAAGAAATGACGCTACTGAAACGCCGACGATTACTAGCAGCATCTATCGAAGCAACCAGCGGAACAGCAGAAGTGCTTGACGCTACTGATGCTGCATTCAACGCCTACGACATTGTTACGTCTCTTGACATTCCAATGGACGAGAGAGACGGGCAAGCGTTTGGAGTTATGCCTTCCATTCCTGGCGGTCACAAAGCTAAGGTCGCGTTCAAGATTGACGCATCGTGGGACGGAACAGCAACAGAACCAGCATGGGCGGACTTGTTTCTTCCTGGCTGCGGATGGGTTAAGAGTTCGCAGGTTTACACACCGCGAACAGAAGCCCCTGGTAGCAACGTTAAAACTCTCACGCTTGAGACGTACACCAACGGAGTTAAGACGCAAATCTACGGCGCTGCCGGTACATTCAAGCTGGTCTGTCCAACAGGGAAGGCGGCTTACTTCGAATTTGAGTTTACTGGAGTCTGGGGCGGTCGCTCTGATGTTGCGATTCTTTCGCCGACATTCCCGACTGACTTACCGCTTCGCTACGCCAACAGTACGACGACCTGGAACAGCGTTGCTCTGTGCTTGGCGACCATGACGCTCGATAGTGGCAACGAAGTCACGATGCGCGAGTGTGCGACAAATACTGCTGGATTCCATGCGGCAATAATCACCAATCGCAAGGTCAAGGTAACTGGTGATCCTGAAGGAAAGCTGGTTGCAACTCAGGACAGATGGGGCGCGCTACTTGCTTCGAACGAGTACGCCTTAACTTGGGATCTCGACGGACCAACAAACAGCAAAATAACCATCGCAGCACCCAAGGCTCAGGTGATGAGTATTGCCGAAGGTGATCGCGGCGGATTGATGACAGATGACATCGAGTGGCAGTGTAATCGAAATGGTTCAACGGTTGACCAGGAAGCATCGATTACGTTTACGGCAGCAAGCTAATAGGAGCGGTTATGCCTTTGTTTTTGGAACCGGACCAACGATTCCCAATTGTACTGGATAGCGATAAGGACAAGCCGAAGGAGACGCGGCCTACGTTCTTTGCCAAGAGTCACTCGATGCGAAGCCAGCGTAAGTTGTCCGAGCAAATCGACGCGGCGTTCGAAAGCGGTGACGTAAACGCAATCTATGACGCCAACTCAAAGTTGTTGTTTGAGAACCTAGTCGACTGGCAAAACATGGGCGGTTACTCGCTGAGCCTTGAAAGCATTCAGGAAGTGCTGAACTTCCAAGAGGTGCGCGAGTTGCTTCGAAAGATAACATCCAATCAGCACTTGGGACCGGAAGAAAAAAAAGGCTGAGAGTGGCGGCGCTTATCCGCATGGGAAAGCTATGCCGTCACTGCACCGACAAGAAATGCAAAGACGAAGGGACCGACCAAGAGCCTATTGAAATTGAATGCCCAAGCTGCGACGGCGAAGGCTGCGACCAGTGCAAGCAAGGCTCGATTGAGGTTAAGGGCTGTCCCAATGCGTACTGTTCAAGCGTTGTTCAGGCTACAGTTCTGGCAGACTTGTTCGACAAGGGGCTTCCGCCAATTCAAGGCGGGGTTTTAGACCAGTCGTTGTCGTTCATTGAAGCAACCAGATTTTTACGCGGTGACGAAGCACAAATAAGGGCTGAAGGTAGTGGCGACTGAATCCGTAAAAATACTCATCGAAGCTGAAGACAAGGCTACGGCTAAGTTAAAGGCTGCACAGACCGAGCAAGAAAAGGCTGCGGCTAGGTCTGAGATCGTCCGCGCGAAAGCTGCTAAGCAACTGGCCATTGAGAAAACAGAGCTTCTTGAAGGTGCCGAAGCTGCCCACGCCATGGCGCTTGAACTGCAAGGGCTCGACGCTGCGACTGCTGCATTGATTGCTCGTGACAAGGAACTGGTCGACCAACAGAAGAAGCTTAAGGCTGAGCAGGAAAAGATTTCGCAGCAGTCCGGCGCGAAGCAAACCAAGTCAGGCGCTGAGTTCTTTGGTGCTATCGCTGGTATCGCTGGCGGTTCTGAGATTGCATCTATCGCAGGTCAGATTGGCGGGCTCACTGAGAAGACATCTCAGTTTGGTGAGGTCGCGAAGATGGGCGGCGCAAATGCGATGCTGTTCAAGGCTGGTCTTGTTGCGGCTGCTGGGGCTATCGGTTATCAGATTGGATCAGCACTTGGAAACGTCATATTCCAAGTCGAAAAGTTTAATCGAGAGCTTGAAGACTCCGTAGTAAAGCTGGAAAAGCTTGATCAAGTTCAGATGAAGAATCTGCAAAACAGCTTCTCTGAATTTAAGATCGATTTGGAGTTTGCGCCAGACCAAGACGCGGCAGTAGCGGAAAAGATTGCTGGACTAAAGAAAGAGCTTAAGGGTTACGAGAGCGGCGCGAGAGAGGCTAGAAACGCTGTAGCAGAGTTGCAAGCACAAAACGAGTTAAGCGTTGGTTCGCTAACCACTGTCGGCATGTTAATGAACTACCAGGACTCTATTGATTACCTGGAAACTTACACCGGAGATTTTAAGGCACTGCTCGCCGAGAAACAAAAAGACCTTGAATCTGACACGACCAAAGCGGAACTAATTCGCGAGCAAATCACAGAGCTTGAACGTCTCATTGGTGTTGAAAAAGAACGCGATGAGATGCGCGCGCAGAAGGCGGAGGAAAAGCAATCTGCCGACTTTCTGAAAGGCATCCGCGACGAAATCGAAATGACCAAGGCAGAAATTGCCGGAACTGCGAACGAGCTGAAAGCACAACGTGGTGCTGGTGGAACATTCGACGACGATGAAGCGTTGCGTCTCTTGAATCAGCTTGACGCCGAGAAAAAGATTCTTGAGGCTCAGAAAAAAGCTGAGCAGGAAAAAGAGCAGGCCGCGCAGAAAGAAAAGTCTCGGTTAGAGCAAATCGACCAACTTCGCAAGAACGAAGAAGACCGACTCAAAGAGCAGTTGATTCTACTGACTCAAGGCAAGGAAGCGGCTCAAGCGTTTCGTCTTGAACAGCAAGGGTTGGGAAAAGATGAAGCCAATCGAATCGCTATGGCTCAAGCCGAGCTAGACAAGATTGCCAAAGAATCACAGCCGCAAAATCGCCAGCAGTTGCAGGCTGTTGAATCGCGTTTGCTTACTCGTGGTGCAGGTGGCGAAGACCCAGCGAAGAAGACCGAAGAGCACACCAAGAAACTAGCCGAGCAAGCAGTCAAGCAATCCAAGCTTTTGTCAGACATCGCGGCTGGTGTCAACAAGCCTCAAAACATCGTTACTCTAAAGACGGCAGGGTAACATGACAATCCTAGACGTATCGTTAGCGTGGAGCAA